TTACTCTTGAAGAACCAATCATCGCGCATAGAATATGTGAACGAAGAAGTTTTGCCATTACAAAAAATCTTGTCGTTCCATTTAGGATAGAGAAGCAACTTCACAAATCTTTCTGGAAGATACGCATCGAACTTGGGGGAGTATCCGTTAACAGTAAACTTACCTGAAGAAAAATATCTTTGATCGTTTGTTGTTTCTATGAAATTTTTAATGACATGAGCTTGCTTGATTGGAATCAATGGATAGTCTGGAGTCCAATAGAAAAACTCATCATACCATCCGCGCCAATAGTTCTTCTGAACATATGGACCAACGCAGTTATCCGCGTTATCAGCGAAGTGAACGTAATGTCGTTTGAAGTCGTGATCGTAACCCAGCATAGGTTTTTCTTTACCCCAAACGAAACACAGCTTCTTTCCTTCAGCGATCAGATTCTTGTAGTCTTCAATCTTTTCACGAAAGATACTGCGAGCTGGATTGTTGGGACTGAAGTGACAGTTGACATTGTATTCGAATTCATTTCCCCATACATCAAACAGATCTACGCAATACTGTGATATGTCGATTGGTCGAAACTTAAACTCTATACCCTTATCCTGTAGAGTTTTCACGTCTGGCATAACAACGTTCGTTATCTCTGCATTATAATGATTTTGCCAATCGCCTGTAGCTTCATAGTTCCACGTCGTAGCGATTTCGTCGATCTTCAATCCCGCTTCAATCCACGCACAGAGCATATTATGACTATCGCTTCCTCCAGAATACCAAAGGACGACATAATCGTATGCTGCGCGTATCTGTCGCGCACGATCCTTATACATCTCCCACAAAGATGTATCTGGTTCTTGTTTCCAATTTAAGGAAGAATAGATTTCGTCGTTGAAACGCCAAACGACTTCTTGACTGTTTAATCCTGCCCACTCAGCAGCTTCTAGCTTGCTGTATGTGGTTTTGTTTCCTACTTGATAATATCCAAACTTATCAGGACTAAAAGTGATCATGGTACCCGCAGTCGGATTCGAACCGACACTCTAGAGATTTTAAGTCTCTTGCCTCTGCCTGTTGGGCTATACGGGCGTCAGCACATGAAAGACAACGTTATATAGGAAAGAAAAACGACTGGACCATACGCCCACCAGAGCAACAGTCCAGTCGTTAGAAACATTAGAGCAGCGATTATGTATGCTGCTCTAATCATTAGAACTTAAAGTTCACACCAAGAGTAACACGATCATCGTGCCACACACGATCAAAGTTTTCTACGCGACGATAACGTCCGTCGATCTCAAAGTTGCGAGCGAATGAATACTTCACACCGCCACCAACATTCCAGATCTTTTCATTCTTTACGTCGGCCCAACGATAACCAACGCCAGCAAGGCCGTATGGTGCGATTGAACCAAACGCGAAAGAACCGATGACATTACCAACTACGTCTTGCGCGTCGCCCTTCTTGTAGTCATACGTTCCTTCAGCGCCGAGACGAATTGGGCCCAGCTTAAAGAAATTGTATCCACCAACAAGACCTACGGTCCAAGGTGCATCTTGGATGTCATTGAGACCGTTGTTGACGAGACCACCAGCATTAACGCCAACCCAGAAGTTAGGCGATGCGACAGACTTAGCAACAGGTGCAGTCGGGGTTGAACGAGAAGGAACGCTCGGTGCATCTGTAGCAGCAGCAGAAACTGTGCCGAGTGCGAGAGCGAACGCAACGATTGTCTTCTTCATAATTACTCCTTAGTTGAAAACACCATACCAAACGAGCAGGCTTATTCCTGCTATCAAAGCCATCCAGTTACAGATGACCAACGCCACAGCTATTTCTAGCCAGTCGCGAAAGTTGGAGCGGGCAACAGGATTCGAACCTGCGACGAACAGCTTGGAAGGCTGACACTCTACCCCTGAGTTATACCCGCAATCTTTTTTCATGCCTGTCTTGTCAAGTAATTTGGTCGCACATACTTAGCGCCAAAGTATTCTTTAACAAGAGCGATTACGACTTGATCGTCGTATTCCTTGCAGGAGAAAACGTCAAGATACATTGCGTTTCCGCCCATACCATCATCAGGCACAAAGTGAGCGCAGATGTTCGACGTTTCGATTAGCTGGACGAGAGTGTATCCAGCCTTATTACCAGATCCAAAGTTTACGATCTGGGGTTCACCGTAGGCTACCATGTCGATATCCTTGACAAGGCGCTTCGTGAAATTGTAGATAGTATCATAGCTGGTAATTGCTGCGTTGTCAAGTTCAGCGCAGTCGAGAACTAAGTGATAACCCCAATATGCCATTTCTTTCTCCTAAAGTCGTTCAAAAGATTTACTGCTTCTTGTGTCGTAGGTCCATTCATACCACGACTCGAAAAATGCTCGTACAGCTTTTTCGTCGAATTTAGGATCCCATAGGATATCGACGATATTATCAGTCGTAGCTCTATTACTCACACAATCATATTCACATCTTCCGAAAGTGACAACAGGACGCTTATGTAGTAGCGTCTCCATACCAGTTCCAGAGTTCACGACTACGACTGCTCGCGCGTGAGGGATAACATCGTGGATCGAAACATCGTCGATCCATTTGACGTGCTTGTATTTAGTCGTTAGCTCACGAAGAGGAGCCATGCTTCCAGGATTTACTGGATGACCTTTTACAAGCAGTGGGATATTTAGCGTTTGTGTAGCCCTACATGTAGCTTCGAGTGCTTCGGGAACAGTCACGCTTGAATGATACTTGATCGTTTCATCGTGCGGAATCTGACACGGAAAAAACACGAAATCATTCGGTAGATCGAGTTTTTTACTAGCAGGCTGAGCGAACTTGCTTTCACCAAGAGCAGCACGAGCTTGCATTTGAGAGTAGAAACTTCCATGTGGAACATCGCGATTCTTGTCTATGAGAAACGGATACGCTGAAGCTCCACCAGCAAAACCTTTTGAGTCGATATAGAACTGCCACGGAAAAACAGACTGCATATAGTAACGAACAATCTTATCGCGAACAGGGAATGTGTCGCTTGACTTATGCGGAACGTAGATGATATCTGCATCAAGCGATTCCGCGAAGTCTGTCGTGAACTGCCAGAGAGGCTTCTCAATGATTTCTACGTCGTCACCCTTCATACGATGTGCATGTTGAATACGATTAGCAACAGAAACCCAAGGAATACGAATCTCAGGAATAGCACCGCGAGCTTCGGGAACTGGGCCTTCCTTGAACATAACATCAAGGCGTGGGAATAGAACTTTTACTTTCATTCTAACGTCCATAGTGTCATTGGAGCTGCAAACTTCATCCATTCAAAGAATATCTTACCTTCTTCGGGGATAGCGAAGTATAGAATTGGCTGAAATGTTTGTGGGTCGATGCCGCGCATTACTTGCACAACTTTCTTATCGCCAATTAGCTTTCTTACATTCTCTGCTTCTTTTTCATCTTTGATGTAATGAAATAGAAACTCAAGCGCATGTGTTATAGATTCTGGTCGTTCAATAATCTTAGTCATCGGATCATCCTATCAAATTCGTTCTTCTTTGTCAAGTATGTTGGGTTGTCATACTTGCGCGGACCCTTACCCGTCCAGATCGTAGTTCCTTCGATGAACTCCCAATCCATAAACTGAGCATCATAGTAATGAAAACGATAATTGCTCAGTTCTGCTTGATACGTTTCATTTAGTGCTATCTGATCGAGGAACCATGCGTTTGGGCCGTGCTTGATACGATACATGACTTTACGAGCAAAAGGCAATGCTTCATGTGAATAGTAGACTACGCCAGCTGCAACGCGTGATCCTTGATTTTCCCAACCAACTGTTCCAGGAAGCGGTTCGCGAAGAAACAAACCAATCTGATCATCATCTGGCTTTTCGATGTGCTTCATAATCAGACAGTCTGTGTCGATAATCAACCAATCTTCACTAGGAAAACGCTCCATCGCTTCAACTATAGTTACGAAGCGATCGCAAGCAAATATCGTCCGCTGTTGTTCGGAGTCTTGATGAAACGTGTATTGATGTTTCCACGAAAACGTGAAAGAAGAGTCTGTCAGCGATTCCCACTTACTAGAAAGATAATGCAGAAACTCTACTTCAGGACCATTCGCATTGATAACATGAAGATGAAGATTATTTCCCGCGCGAGCAGCTGAAGCTACCAGCGCAGGTGCATGCAGATTAAGATAAGTAGGGTCACATGAAGCAAAGAGTTTCATTATCGTCCGATGATATTGTACTGACCAAACGTATCGTTATTGAGAACTGGAGTGCAACCATTGAGAACAGCTTCTGCTCTCATGTCGTTCCAAAACTTAACGAGATCCTGACGCGGATGTTCTTCAGTCTTACCAGTAAACCAAGCTGGCTTCCATGGTTGTGTTTCCATCTTCGTATAGTGAAGATGCCAGATATCATCGAGCGAACGTCCTTCGCCATCATGACAGTTCCAGCGCGGATCAAGATCATACACAATCTCAGAACCAGAGAACTGAGCGATATAGCGATGATGCGCGTCTGGATTAGACTTCATACGCGATACTGGCATGAGCATATCACCGAGGCGCTCACAGTCCATGAGAACGACACAGAACTCATGTCCGCCGAAGCGAGCACCACGACGAGCAGCTAGTGGATAACCCTTCAGCTCAGTCGCATAGAGTTCAGCGATATCGCGAAGATTGACCTGATCCACATCCATGTAAATTGCTTTGCCGTGGAAGTTACATGCTTCAGGAATAGCCCAACGGAAACCTGAAAACGGTGTAGACCAACGCTGTGTTTGCCATCCACCCCAGATAGAGTTTGTGTCATTTGTCTGACGCATCCATGTGATTTCAATTGGATGCGTTGTATTCTTACGAAGCGAATACTCAAGAACCATCTCTGCTTCAGAGTCTTCATTGTTGGCAGAAGTGCCAACGAAAATACGAATAGGATCAATCATTCTTTTTTATCTCCGATAATTTGCAGCAGATGAACAAAGATGTTGATGAAATCCATGTAGAGCATCAACGCACCAATCACACCAGCCTTTTCTCGTTCGTCACCTTCGGCATCGTCGTAGGTCTGCTTGATCTGTTGGGTATCGTATGCAGTCAAGCCAGTAAAAACGAGGACCGCAAGACAACTGATGGCAAAAGCGAACACAGAACTCTGTAGGAAAATGTTTACCACACCAGCGATAACCAACCCTAGAGCTCCCATTATAAGGAATGATCCAAAGGTTGTCAAGTCCTTTTTCGTAGTGTATCCATACAAAGAAGCAGCGCCAAATGTAGCAGCCGAGATAAAGAACACATGCATAATGCTACCCATCTTGTAGATAGCAAAGATCGAACTGAGACTCAGACCCATCGCAGCAGCAAAAGCAAACAGAAAATACTTGGCTGATGTTGAACTCATTCGTTCTGCCAAGAACATAAACCCAAGACTCATAACCAGCGGAGCAAAAACAACAACCCACTTGAGCGGCGTTCCCCAGATAGCAGCCATGAGAGCTGGCGACATCGAAACGCCGATTGAAAATAGTCCACTAAGAGCCAGCGCGAAAGTCATGTAGTTATAAACCTGCAACATAAAGCTGCGCAGGCCTTCGTCGTAGATCAGCTTATCTCTTGTTAATACAACAACAGACTCATTATCGTTTGAAATGTAATTCATTATCGTCTCCTAAAGAACATACCAGTTGTTTGCATGAATGGCTTCTGCATTGTGGATTCCTGCATACGAATACGCTGAGTAACAGCATCATCGTAGTCAAAACCATACTTATCGAAAACCTTGTGCCAGTATTCCTGCGGCTGACAGTTCACATGATGATGTCCAGGATAGCCTGGAGGCGCAGCAGTTGCTACAACATATTTACAACGAGCAAAGGCGCGCATATAGTTGTCTTGATACTTTTCATCGACGTGTTCAAGAAACTCTACAGACCAACCGAGATCAAACTCAGCTTTCGTAGTGTAGCAAGGACCAGTGGTAAAATCGTGAATGATGATATCAGTATCTTTTTCTTTTGGAACTTCCCAGTCACCGTCGATGCCAACTGCTTCAAGCCCGCGCATGCTCGCGAGTGCGACCATACCACCAGGACCACAACCTACGTCGAGAAACGACTTGACGCCATACTCGCTGATTAGAAATGCGAGCGTACCTCGATCATTGTGGGTCTTGTTGAGATGACCGCCCAGATGCGAGGGCAGAGAATCTTGATTTGCTTCTGATGTGTTCTGGTCCACGATGCCACTTCCCGTTTATGTTGTCGTTCAAATAGTTATCATCCTCGAGAACGCCATGAGCGAACTGCTCTCTAACTTCCTCATAGTTTACTCTACCTTTCGTAGAATGTAAAGAAATTATTTCTCGCCTGAATAGGCTTTTGTCAGAATCTTTGATCTTAGATTTGAGTACGTCACTGGATCCATAGTATGCTTTCCAGTCGGATTCGGATCGCTGGCGACGACTTTTTCCACGGGCTTTACGGATAGACCAGAAGTATTTACGTCCGATATACTTCTGGCCTTCTGGTGTCGTGATGATGTAGACAAAACCATACGAGTCGCCGATATCTTCACTTGTAAACTCTTTTCCGTTGAACGTCCATGGATTTTCATAATTCGTCATACAATTATATATGACGACTAACTTCCTCTGGATACAAGTCTTCGATCTGCTTCAGGGTTTCTTCGAGCTTGTCGATTTCCTTCATAGCTTCATCAAGGTTTTCTTCGTGAATCGTATGAAGATTAGCTTTGATGTTTTCGATTTTGTCAAGAATCATATTGTATCGTTCATTGATACTAAGCAAAGATTCACTCATTTCACTTCCCATCTAATTATTTCAAATGTTCCATTGTGATGTTCTACTAACGCTGTGCATGACTCAACCCAATCGCCACAGTTCATATATCTAACGTCGTCGATATCACGAATGTTTGCGTGATGAATGTGTCCGCAGATTATACCGTTCAAACCTTTGTTCTTTACATATTTCGTCAGAGTTTCTTCGTAGTCTCCGATGAAGTTCACTGATTCCTTGACTTTATATTTCAGATAT